CACCTGTTATACCTAATATAACACCTAACAGATTTGAAAACACAGGTAATGTAATTAACCAATCTGACATATCTCAACTTGCCAAAAGCGGAGATATTGATATAACTGAAGCTATAGCAGCAAGGAGAACATAATGCCACCACCGGGATATAAAGGTAAAAGACCAAGTAGACCTAAAAGAAGTAGGCCTAAAAGAAGTGGACCTAGACGAGGTGCTGGAGGTAGAAGATCTAACCTTAGACGTTCGGCACGAAGAAGTGCAGAAGCTAGGCAAGACCGAGCTCGTAGTGGTCAAGCGAGTAGAAGAAAAGCTGATGTAAGAAAAGGGGGCGAAAGTACAGGCAGAGAAAGAGGTATTGCCGCAGCTAATAAATATATTCCTAATAAAAAACAAAAAGATTTACAGCAAAGTGTAGGTAGTCTTGATAGACGAATTAATACAGCCTTACAAAAAGGAAACACAGGTTTAGTAAAAGACCTTCGTTCAAAACAAAAAAAGTTTGTTAAAAAACTAGGATACGAAAAAGCGCATGAAGCTATGATTAATGCAGCTCCTCTTCATCTAAGAGATAAAATAAAAAAACAAATAAAAGCTAATCCTAATATGTTAAACACAGCAGGTAAGGAAATTTTTGATGAAACAATGGATATGGATTTTCTGGATCCAACAAGACAAATACAAAACGAATATGCGGACCAATACAAAGATATGTATCCTGTTTCTAATATGCTACAAAAAGGTCCTGTAGCCGTTCAAGGAATAAAGAGTATATTTGGAGCAGATGGCAAAAAAATTCCTTACACAGATCCTGATATGCCAGGAGTAAGATATCCATTGGATAAAAAATGGGGCGCATATGAAAAAGATCCTATTACAACACGATCAGATAGACAAGGTCCTTTAGATGAAGATCCTTTTACTATTTCAAATAGACAACCAGGAATAGATTTTTTTCCAGAGAAAAAAGAAGTTACAGAAGTTACAGATAAGGATAGACAAGCAGCTATTGAAAGAGGAATTGATCCTAATTTTATTTTTTCTCTTCCAGATGACCCAACGACAGAGATTGTAGAATCAGATTTAAATACAGGTTCGGCTTTGCAATTAGCAGAAGCAGCAAATACACAAGGTACTTTATCAGATCTAGTAGAACAAGTTACCAATCAAAAAAATTTGAATGTATCCCCTAATGTGTTTGCTTTACCAGAACAAGTTAAAGAAAAATTAAATGAAGAGGCTGAAGTAAATAGAAAAGAATATGAAATAGAAACATATGGTAAAGAAATAACAGAGGACGATTTAGCTAAAGCTAATATAAATCCATCTTATTACGAGGCGAATATGAGTACCCCTCTAATACAAAAACAATTGTTTCAATCAGGTGTAATAGATGAAAAAGATGTGCAAGCTCCTATAGTAAAGGATGTTGAAGCAGCACAAAGTGGTAATTTAGCAGGGCAAATTGCTGCGGTTCCATTAGATGTAGCAGGTTTTATGGGTGCAAATTTAGTTCCTGGTTATACAGATATGACAGACTATGTTAGAGAAAAAGCTTTTGCTCCTCAACAACAAACACAATACACAGGAGAAGAGTGGACAAATAAAGTAGCAGGCGATAAGGAACTAGCTTTACAAAATATTAATAATTTAGATAATATAAGTATGGATCAAAAATCTTCTCTCGTTGATTTTGTAAATCAAGGTGGAGCGGATCCAAATAGTTTCAGTCTTTCGGATACACTTTCGGTTAATCCAAATTTTGATACAGGAGTATCCACAGGTCAAAGTTCTGTCGATGTATTAAACTCCTTACCAGCACCAGGCTCTAATTCCAATTATTTAAAAAAATTATTTGGATTTAATAACTAACCATGAATTTATCAATGCGTGATTGGATATGGGTTGGTTGTATAGTGGCTGGTATCGCTTTCACTAACGGGATGATGTCATCACGGGTCACGGCCCTTGAATCAAAGATAAAAGATTTAGATATGTTGCGCATAGATGCACGGCTCTCGGTTATTGAAGTACAAGTAAAAGAAATAAATCAAAAATTAGATACAGTATTAAGCGCCGACTGATACATGAAACAAGTTTGGATATTCTCTTAATAGATATCCTATTGTTGCTTTTAATTTAGAGACATAATTAGGATCTACGGCATATCCTTCCAAAGTTTCTATTAATGCAATAACATCTATTTCTTCACTTATATATTGTTTTACTCTTAGATCTTGGTAATCTTTAAAAAGATGATGTCTATTTAAAAGTTGAATATAATCAGCAACTGATTCACATTTACGTTCATACACACGAATCATAATTCTAGGCTCACCTAAAGCTTTTAAATGTTTTGAAGTAGGATCAGTTTCTATTATTCCATAAAAATTATTTCCTTCTTTAGCAAAACGAGAATTACCCCAATCAGATTCAAGAGCTGCTTGAGCAACACTAATAATTATAATAGATCGTGAAGGAGGAGGAAGATAACTATTTGTTAATTGCGTACATTCAATAATACCTTCTACAAATTCTTCTTGTGTAGAATAAGTAAAATCAAAATTATTTAATGTCGTTTGACATAATAAGAATAATGTTAAACATAAAGATTTCATATATCATTACCGTTGGACTTACAAATATACATGATAGCTTGTCTTAATACATCTACTTTATCTTTAAAATTACCTAAACCAAGATTACATTGGTGACATAAAAGACCACGTATTTTTCCTGTCTTATGGTCATGATCAATAACAGCTTGATTTTGTTTAGTATCAGAACGTGGAGGAGCTTTTCGTACAACTTTAAAACATATTTGACACACAGCCTTTTGTTTTTTATACCAGTGTGCAACATCTTCCCCTCTTTCGGATTTTATTCTAATAAGTCTTCGTTCTAATCTACCTCCTTTTTTATCTCGTTGTTTTTTTCTATACTTTGCTGCGCTTCGTGCGTGGGCTAGTTTTCCTTTTTTTGTTTTTATATATTTTCCTTGGCGTGCCACAGCATATGCCATATTATTTTGCTTCTCCCCATGAAGGACCTATCTCTGCATCTACTTTAGATGGCACCCTTAATTCTAATGCATGTTCCATTACCTCAATAATCTTTTTCTTTTCTTCTTCAGAAGAAAACGACATGTCTAATTCATCATGCACTTGAATTAAAGGAAGAAATCCTTCCTTATATAAATCTACCATCGCTTTTTTGGTTTGATCCGCTGCTGATCCTTGTATTAATCTATTCAAGGCTTTGTATGTCCATGCTCTTTTAATACCACCTATTCCCCCATACTCTATCTCTGCTTGTTCTTTTGGAAGAGCTTTATGAACACCGAATTGATTTGGTTCCCATAAATGAAAGCGACATTTTCTTCCAAGAATAGTTCTAATATATCCTTTATCCGCTGCTCGTCTCATGGTTCCATCCGTTAAAGCTTTTACAAAAGGAACAGTAGAATGATATTGTTTAAAGACTGTGTCTATATCATGCTTATCTAGCCCTAATTCACTCATCAGTTTACCCTTACCCATTCCGTACATCATCCCTAGGTTAATTGTTTTAGCCTGCTTACGATCAATGCCTGCCATCTCAGCAACAGCTTGATGAAAGTCTATATCTTTATGGGTATAATCTTCTACAAGTCTTGTAACCGTATCAATAGATTCATACATATTTCTCCACTTTGAATTAGTCCTTACTAATGCACCGTAATGAACTAATAAACGAGGTTCTTGTTGTGAGTAATCAAAGATCCCCCATTGTTGTCCCTCTTCAGGAATAAATAATGATCTTATTTTAGGGCTAATTTTAGGGTTTCGTGCAGGAATCTGTTGTAAGTTAGGGTTTTGCATACTTAATCTTCCAGAAATAGTACCCCCGGTTTCTGATCTCAATTGATTTACATCTGCATGAATGCGCCCTTTATGAGAATGTTTTAAAATAGAATCAATAAAAGTAGTATATGCCTTGTTTATTTCTCTTGCCTCAACAATTTGTTTAGCAAAGGGATGAGAATGAGTGGATAAAAAGTTCTTATCAAAACTAGGAAGACCTGTAGGTGTACGATTGTAAGGTATCTTTAACTTATCAAAAGCTTTTGCAATAGATAAGGGTGCTAAAATCTCTACCTCAAACCCACACTTCTTATATAAACTCTCTAATATCTTTTTCTCTCCTGCTTTAAACTCTGCTTTAAGACGTTCCGCTTTTTCTATATCCACTCTCACTCCTCTTCTTTTCATGTGAAATAGAATAGGAAGAAGTTCTGTTTCTAAATTAAATACTGATGTTAATTCTTGTTTAATTAATTCTACCTTTAATGCATTCCATAACTTTAATGTGACAGTAGCATCTTGTTCAGCATAAGGACCTACATACATAGCCGGTAGCAAATGCATCTCTGCTTTTGCATCTACGCCAAAGTCTTTTGCAGCTTCATACAATCCAGCTTCTGATTTTGTTTCTCCTACATATTCTTGCGCTATTTCTTTTAAAGAATAATTTCTTCTGTTCTCATCAATCAAAGGAGCAGCAATCATTGTGTCACAAATACGGCCTTTTACTTCAAGGCCCATGGCACTTAACCACCCTACATCATAGATAGCATTGTGAAATATCTTATCGCACGGTAAATCTAATATCTTTTGTAATTGTCTTTTAAAAACTTTCTCGTCAAAGTTGCCACCACCAGGATGTGCAAGAGGAAAGTATCCTTGCCAACCCTCCACGGCCAACGCTACACCAATAACTTTTCCTTTTTTAACAGCCCATCCAGGTCCTGTAGTTTTTAAACCAGGATCATGAGTTTCTAAATCAATAGCTATCTCTGTTGCATCTTCAAGATTAGGAATGTTTTCTGGAGGAACCCACTCACTAGGTGCTTGGAACAAAGATGGTTGTCTCACTTATCCCTTTCGTTAAGTTCTCCCGCAATAGCTGCATAGGCCGCTAAGTCTATATAGCTATCTGTTTTATGTGCATGCATTAGTCTTGCCACTTTAACTAAAGCCATACACATCGCCACATCATGTGCAGTTATCTTTTTGCGGAGGAAAATAGACCACAATGCAGCGATGTTCGTGTGATTAGTAAGCTTATCGCCATAATCGTCCTGACGGTCCTTACCTATTAATTCTTTTGCTAGGTCTAAAATGTTTTGTGAGATCATTAAAATATTTCCTGAAATTCTCGTGTGGATTCAGATTCAATAATATGTAAAGATTTTTTTGCTCTTGTTACTCCCACGTAAAACACTCGCCTCTCATCGTCTTGTTGCAAAAAATAGTTGTCATCAACTTTTTTTGGTAGATCTGTTAATAGCATAACATGGTCAGCTTCGCCACCCTTAGCTGCATGAATCGTAGATAATTTTATATTTTTTGATACATTAAAGTCTTTTTGTCGCTGTAATGCAGCATTTATGTATATTTTTTGAGAGTCCGGTATGGTGTCTAAAGCATAATCCCAAGGTCTATCTTTCTGAACATTGAGCCCGTGATGTAATACTAATTCATCATGATCATAATCTTTTTCTTCATTAGCGCCACGCAGTTCTTTATATCCATGTGCTATATGATTATTACCGGACATATAATAGTACATATCCTTTACCATTTGAAAAGGAATAACACCTCCCTCTTGTATTCTCTTCCATCCAATAATAGCATTCAACATTTTCTCGGATACACTTGAACGATTGTATCTTTCAAAAAACAATCCTCTTGTTTTAAGGTCCTCGGCTATTTGATCTAATAAATAATTTGTACGGCCTAGTATCAACCAGGTTCCTTGTGTTAAATCCATTGTGTAATTTAAACGGCTACGATGATAAACAACTTTGCCTTCTTCTTCTCGTGGCTGCCATTCTTTTTCTACTCTATCAGCAACAGGAGTAATTATTTTTTGAGCAATCTTATGGACTTTCTTAGGAATACGATAAGACTTATTAAGTATTTCTCTTTTACTTTTAATTTTTTTTAATCTTCCAACATCAGCGCCAGCCCAATTAAATATAGCCTGATCATCATCGCCTGCAATGTAGGCACGATCAGCTTTACGAATAAGTTGCTCTACCATTTGCCATTGAATAAAACTTAAATCTTGGGCTTCATCAACAATGACTACATCCAAAGTAGGAGCATCATTCATTTTAATAAACTCTAAAATCATATCGGTAAAATCAAACAAGGTATGTTTCTTTTTATATTGAGCTATCCCTCTATCAACATAACTTAATTTTTCAAACCCACCATCTAAGTGTAAATTACTTCTTATAAATTGATTTTGTAATGACACCCCTTGGATCTTTGCTTGGTCTATTAAAGATAAATAAATATCTTTAGGACTAGAAATTCCTAATTCATTGACAGCTTTATTTGGATTATCTATTTTAATTTGTAACCAGTCAGAGAGTTCTTTGTAATTTACATCACCCATCACATCCCCTGGTTTTAAATTTAAATGATGGTAAGCTAAACTATGAAGTGTTCTAAAATAAGTAAAATCTTTTTTATCTAATTTAAATTTTATTATTGCTCTCGTAATAGCTTCTCGTGCAGCTTTTTGTGTAAAAGAAAAGTATCCTATCTTTCCTACGGGTGTACCATTATTAATTTCTTCCTCTACTATATTTAATAGTCTCGTAGTTTTACCTGTGCCAGGAGGACCAAACACAGTCACAATTTTCTCTGCATGTCTATCGTTTAGAACCATCTTCATCCTGAATTAACATTAAATTTAACTTGATCATTTTAAGATCATTAACTAACATTCGCCTCGTTAATTTTTGTTTTCTATTCTCAGCTTTAGCTGCAAGCTTGGCAGCTATAGCTAAAGTTTCTTTAATCAATTTCTGCATTCATTACCTCCAAGATTACTTTGCCTATATAGTATGGTATCTGTGGTACCAAACTATTTCCT